GTTCCAGCATCTTTAATAAGTATGTCATCTACAAAAGTAACTATACCAGCAGATGAAATAGTCATAGCAGTAGTTGCCGATGCAACTCCAATAGTGCCACCATCTTTAATTAAAATATCATCTACAAAGGTTACAATTCCGGCAGAGGAAATTGTAATTGCTGAAGTGGATGATGCAACACCAATTGTTGCAGCATCTTTTAAAATTAGATCATCTACTAGAGTAACGATACCAGTTGATGCAATTGTAATTGCAGTTGTAGCAGAAGCTGCACCTATAGTTCCACCGTCCTTAATTAAAATATCATCTACAAAAGTAACAATACCTGTTGATGCAATTGTAATGGCAGATGTAGATGAAGCACTACCAATTGTACCAGCGTCTTTAATTAGGATATCATCTACAAAGGTAACAATACCAGTAGATGCCAAAGTCATTACAGCTGCAACTGAAGCATTACCTATCGTATAACCATCAGCACCCTTAAAGGCCCCAGTTGTTGTTATTGCACCAACACCAAGAGTACCTGCTAATGTTACATTTGCACCAGCAAATGTTGCGGCTGTCGTTGTGCCAGATTTGATAATAAGATTACCGCTAGTATTAGTTGCACTACCAAAAGTAGCTCCAGCATCTTTAAAAAATATATCACCACCATCTGCATCTAGAATAATATCTGTTGCTGCATCAAGCGTAATTGTTGAAGTAGAATTTATGGTAGTAGTAGCACTAAGAGTTGTGATTGTTGCTGCGGTTTGTGTTCCACTAACAGTTCCTGATATATTTGGATTTTGTAATGAAACAACAGATGCAGAAGCAGTAATGCCAGTAGCTAAAGTATCACCGTCACCAAGAGCAGTAAAAAGTTCAAGGAAGTTATCATTGATCTTATCACCACCAACTCTCAGGCTATCACCTGTGCCGTCATCAGCAGCAGTTCCTAATTCTATTGATTGAAGTGCCATTTTTTATTCCTTATTTACATCTATTTATAATATTAAACAGTACCATCAAAGGTCTTTTCTATGTTATCAAATCTCAATTGTCCTGAATCAAATCCACCTTCTGTTGTAACATCAATTGGTATAACAGCATTAATAAGTTGATCTATAAATGATCCATTTTCTTCTAATAATTTAGAACCAGCATTTGTGCTAGAACTATCTATTCCATCAAGAACTATGTTATCAAATCCTGTACCTCTAAAGATATTTTCATTATCTTCTAATGGAATAGGTGAATTTTCATCAGTTAATCCAGCAAGGTCAGAAGACGCCGAGGCATCTAATAACAGACTACCAAAAGAACCACCATCTGTTCCAGTTTCAATTTGAATATTAGTAACTTCAAAATTAGAACTTTCTAATTTCATAGTGCCAATATTTCTAGATTTTATATCAGCAGGAATTACAAAAGGAGCTACATCTGAATTTGTAAAGTTTTCTGGTGGTATTGTTCCAGTTATATCAAATCCATGTGTTGTTCTTTTAAGAACTTCATCCTCTGGAATTATTCTTTGAAATTCTAAAGATATTTTATTTTGTCTTCCAACACCAGTTTCATCTTCTAGTAACATTTCGTCACCATGAGTACCAGCTACAGTTGAACCATCCTCTAACCTAAAGGAACCTATCTCATCTGTCTCTTGAAGAATACCAAATACTTCTCCTCCACCTGTAGGATCAATAACAAATATATCTTGCCGTATAATATCTTCTATTACAAAGAAGTTAAAATTAAATTGTGACTCACCTACAAGTAGATCACCACTATGTCTGCCTGTTGAATCAAATCCATCTAATAAAATATTACCACCAGCATTTGTAGAACTACCATCAGTACCATTTAGAACTATATTATCTTCTGTGTAGTTTGCAAGTTGTTTAAAAGTAAACCCAGAGTCATAGTTTAAATCTGTAAAATCTTCTAATTGAAATTCATCTCCAGAACCATCAACTCTATTAACACCACCCGCTACATTTATTTGTTGAAATCCATTTAGTGTTAAAACTCCAGATTTTGTTGTACCAAATTCTAACTCAATGCCACCACCATCAGTGTGGCCTATAAATGGATTTTCTGCTAGAGTTACTAAACCACTAGTCAAAGAAGATGCTTGTATACTAGGTAAGTGTATCTTTCTTGATACTACAGAAATAACAGATCGTTCAAAATCATCTTTATTACCTTTACCCGCACTTTCTAGATACTGAGTTCCACCACTTTCATTTAATATATTATTATCATTATCTACAACACTTATGTCTAAAGTAAAGAAACTAGTTTGATCACATAATGATTGTTCTAATTCTATATTGTCTCCAGCATCAGTTCCAGAAGAATCAATACCATCCAAAAGGAAAGCACTACCTGTATTTGATGGTATAATATGAGAACTATCTGGAGTACTATCAATAAGTAAACTATTAGATATAGTTTCAGCACTTTCAGCAATAATTTTATCACCATCAGTTTCATCTACAAGAACACCAAACTCTCCAGCCCCAGTTCCATGAGTTATTGAAATACCTTCAAAGTCTGGGAAGTTAAGGGGTAGTGTTTCACCTACTAGTTTAAATCCAGAGTTAGTAGAACTTGAATCTGTACCATCAAGAATTAACTCACCAATATTAGTTTCATTATCTTCTAATAAAATTTCGTCATCGAAGTTATTGACGCCAAATCCTTCTGAAACACCCATACGAATCTGTACTTTTTCATCAAACAATATCTCAAAGGTAGAAGCAAGTACAGGAGAGAATGTATCAGTATCAGCAGTATAACCACCACCAAGACTTGAACCAGTTATTCCTATGGCTGCAGAAATTGATGTTGCCAAAGAAACCTTACCAAATACATTAAATCCTGCTGGATGAACAGCCTTCTTTAACTGTGTTAAGTAATCACTTGTTCCAGCACCAGTTTCAATTTGATATGAAAATTGTTGATAGAAAACAGAATCTTGCAAACGGTTCAAACTTTCACCAACAAGACTTTCAATATTAGAACCATAAGAAGGAACAGTTTCAGTCTGAGTACCTATTGAAGTTGTACCCTTTGCAATTTCAGCAGTTACGATTGTTGCACTTGCTCCTCCAGAATCTGTGATAGTAACAGGACTTGTAAGGAAATCAATTGGGTCTTCATTTATTAAATTATCACCAGCATCAGTACTACTTGCATCTGTACCATCAAGAGCAATGCTTCCGTCAAGAGCTTCAGCGTTACCTAACAGAAGATCATTGGCATTTGAAGAACTACTATCCGTACCATTTAGAATAATAGAATTACCTATACTTTCATTTATAATATTGTCGCCGGCATCAGTACCAGATGCATCAGTACCTTCTAATAGAAGATGAATTTCATTTACCGTACCGTATTCTATATCGGCATCCAATAAAATATTATCACCAGCATCGTCTAAAGTAGCTACAGCTGCACTATCTTCTGTAACAAACCTATCTCTTACATGAGCTCCAGATTCAAAATATCTTTCAGTAGACAAACCTTCTGTTTCAAATATTAATAAGTCGCCATCTTGTTCTGATATTAACTTATCATAACTACTTCTACCATTTGTAGGATCGACAGAACCAACTCCAAAGCCAGGTGCGTTTTCTAATGCAATAGCAGAATGATCTAAACCTTCATGAAGGAATATACCAATTCGTGTATCTTCTACTACAAGAAATCCATTACTACCATTATCTGCACCATCTTCTAAAATAAAGTAATCTAATTGTTTGCCAGAAAAAGATGAATCTAATACAAAATTATTTCCAGATTCATCTACTAACTGATCTTCTTCAACTAAAATATTATCTGCTTGAAGATCACCCTCTCCATCTCTATCGCTCAGTTCAATCAAACTTTTTTCTAATTCAATATCATTACTATCGCCATCTTCCATAGTAATTCTTACAACATCTTCAAAAGTAGTTTCTAGAACTTTAGTTGTAGCGTTATAATTTTTTATTGTTCCTGTATGTGTAGTGAGAGTGTTTGTTGTACCAAAAGTTCCTGTTGCATCTTTAACAATAAAGTTGGCGTGAAATTGAGCTTCAGGCGATTGAGTATATTTAAATCCTTGGTTTGTAACATTAACACTATCTACTGCACCAATAGTTTTTGTTGTTGCAAGAAGAGCAGCCGCAGTTCCACCAGTTGTTGTAACGCTAACTGTTGGAAGTAAAGAATAACCATCACCACCATCACTAACAAATATCCTAGTAATCTCACCAGTTGCAACTGTACCTTCTTCTAAAACAAACGAATCTGTTTCTGTTCCGTAAGTATCACTACTTTCTTGTAAGTCATAACCATTTTGATTTAATACAATATTACTACCAGCATTAGTAGAAGAACTATCTGTTCCGTTTAAAACAAGAGTATCACCAATACCTCCAGAAATATTATCAAAGAATAAATTAATATTATCTAATAAAGTTAATGAAGAACTTATAGTAATAGAATTTTGTGATGCGACAGCTGTTACAGTAATGTTTCTAGATCGTTCTAAACCTTTACCAGATACAACCATACCTATTACAATTGTTCCAGAGTTTCCATCTAATGTTACTGTAGTGCTTGCAGATGTTGTACCGTTAACAACAGCAGTAGCTTCAGTTCCACCACCATCTAATACAAGCTGAAATTCTTCTAGTTGTGAAGTTGATCCTGATTCAAGAACTAGAAGTTTTCCAGCATCTGTTGATGATGAATCTGTACCATCCATTATTAAAGAACCATCCACAACAGAAACAAATCCAGTGGCAGCTTTAGTATTAGTACTTGTCTCTGTAGTAGTAAATGTTAGAACATCTCCTACATCAAAGTTTGTGCCTGCATCATCAATAATAACTTCACTAATACTACCACTTTTTACTGTAGCAACTTCTGCTAAAGCTTCGCCATTTCCTATTGCTGTTTGTGTATCTAATTCTACTGTATCACCGACATCATAAAGAATACCACCATTAGTTACATTTAAGTTTGTAACCATACCCCTAATGGTGAATGTCATAGTGACATCTTGAACACTAGAAGTTCCTGTAATGGTTTCTCCGTCTATAAAAGTTCCAACTATTGAATCAGGATTTAATTCAAATTGAACTATAGCATCTCCACCTTCTGCTGTACTCAAAGCACTAGAAACAACAGCAGTTGCACCAGAAGTGCCACCTGTAATTGTTGTACCAATAATTTCTGTTGCAATAGCATTTACGCCAGGAGAGGTTCTTAATATTATTCTATTAACCCAGTTTCCATCTGATAATCTCATCATAAATTTATTTGGGTAAGTTACTTCAGAGTTTTGGCCAAGTAACATTCTCATAAATATTTTATGGCCTTCAGATGTTCCTTTTGCTCTGTATAGTTCTCTTATGTTTTTTATTAAATTTCTTTTATTAACACCATCAGCAAGATTATTTGGTATTGCATTCATAAAAGATTCGCGCAATTGATCCAAGAAATCGTATATAGTATTATCTACGTTTGCGTATTCTAATAATTGTTGTAATGTTTGTACAGGGTTTGCTCTGTATCTATCTACCGTACCAGTTGAACCAGAAGTTCCGCCAGTAATAGTTTCACCTGTCTGAAACTGTTGTTGAGATGATATGAATAGTCTTGGTGTTTCATTTCCAAGATCATCTACAAGAATTTTTGCAGTAGCTTTACTTGTTGCTCCTGTAATGGTTTCACCAACAACAAACTTACCAGTGGTTCCTGATCCATCCTCTAATACAATTTCATTACCATCTACATCTAATACGCTTGATGGAGTTTCTAATTCTAAAAGTAGATTATCAATATTAACAGTGACTCTTAATTCACCAGCTTCCAAATATTCATAATAGTATTTTAAAAATTTTACAAATAGAGGATGATCTGCTTGTATAAAGTCAGGTACTTGTCCCTCAATTAAAGGACTAATCTTAGTTGTTAAATTTGATGAATATCCGTCAAGAGGTGCCATTTGTTAATAACTCGAAGGTGCTGTATAACTAGAGGTTGTACTATACGTTGATCCAGCCGCAGAATCTCCTGTTGATACCGTGTCAATTTCTCCTGTTACGGTAGAGTTAATAAAATCTATTTCTAATATTTGGTTACGAAGAGGAACAATATCGCTTGAATCTGGAATTGCTGTTACTCTAATTATACTAGAAGAAGCACCATCAACATTTGATATTGTTGTGATGTTAATATTATTGATAACAATACTACCAGATGAATAATCTACTGTTCCTGCTGTTACATCTTGGTATACTCGTACACCAGCAACCAAATAGTAAACTCTTAAAACTCCACTACCATTATCATCAAAGAACATATCATTAATTGTATCTCCGCTAATCTTAAATCCAGTAGAAGATATTACACCTCCGCCCGTAGAATTATGACCATCATGTGGATTATACAATCTATTATTAAAAGGAATGGTATATGACGTTGATGTACCTATTGTTGGTTTAAGGTCATGAGCCAAAGTTACATTAGTAATATTTCCTGTTATAGAATTATCAGTATCATCTATAAGTCCTGTTACATTTGAATGTCTAAACACTCCTTCAAATTGACCTAAACTATTAGTATTTAAATTTGTTAATGTAGTAGAAATATTAGATGCTAATGTAATTGAAGTTTTAGTTGTTTTACTAGAATCAAACTTGAAAACTACTTGCAAAATAAGTTTTGTAATTTGAACATCAACAATAACTGGTGTTATGGATGCAACTGTAAATGGTGCAAGGTCAGTAACTAACTGTGTTTTTTCAGTAGCAGTTAAAGAATTACCTGTCGTAGATTTTATTGATATAAAGACTTTTCCATATTCTGGAGTACTAACCACACCAAGACTTGTATCAAAAGAACCAGACTCTCCTCCAAATACTTGAACAGATTGTGTGTTAGGAAAAAACTTCTTTGCAAAAACTTTATAGTCTTCTGATGTAACACAACGGCCTTGAGAAGCATAATCCAAAGGAGCATTATACTTTATAGATGAAAGACTTTCTGGTTCAGCACCAGCAGTTGAAGTTGCTGATGTTGCAACTGATATATCTGTAACACTAGAAATTGATGCAGCATTTGTAAAGATAGATGCTCCATTAGCTACTGTTTTATTAGAAACAATATATGTAAGTATAACAATGTTGTCATCAGAAAGAGCAGTACCAATAATACCATCACCAAAATATACTTCAAATAGTCCTGCTTCAACTTCTTGTAAAAAGTAAACATTACTTCCAGTTGTTACTTGCGTTATGTCTGTTGCTTCTGTAAATGTATTAGAACTTGAATCTGTAGATGATGTTTGCACTTTAACATTTAAAGTAGTAGTGTCTGCTCTATTATTTGTAATAAGAAATCTTTGATCTATATCAGAAGAATTTACAGTATATCTTGTAGTTATAAATGTACCTTCATAGATATCAACACCAACAAAAGGAACAGTATTACCAGTATTAGATTTTGTTATATCACTAATAGTTGAGAATTGATAAGACACATCATTTACAGTTGTATTAAAAATAGTTCCAGCAGACATTGTTGCAGTAGTGTCATTAGTATTAAGAGTAACGTCTACGGTTGCTTTTGAAGCCCGGGCAGAAGTTGGAACATAACCTAATGTCTTTGCGTGAGAAACAATACTTGATCTTAATGATGAACTATCTAAAAACATTTCGTTTGCAAGCATGTTTGCATTGAAACCAAGATAATGAGTGTTGTATGCTAGAACATCTAACAATGCACTCATACCAGAACCTTCAAAATCATAATCCGTAAATTCGTTTTGAGCTCCTAGAAATGTTTTAAGATTATCTTTTACATCATCAAAATCAAATTCTGTTACTTCTAGTCTTTTATTGTTTGTTGCCATTATCGTAATACCTCTAGAAATACTGTTAAGTCAACAAGTTCTGTTGGTGTATTAACAACAAAGAACTCTATTGTCACTTCATATTCATTACGATCTAAGTTTGGGTCAGCACGAACACTAATAAGTTTAACCCTTGGCTCAAAATTCTCAATAACATCTTCTATCTTTTTTGCAAGAATAAAGGCTGTCATATTACTCATATTTTCAAATAACATATCCCTAATACCAGAACCAATTTCTGGATGAAAGGGTTTCTCATAATGGTTCAATAAAACAAGATTACGAACAGACCTTTTTACTGCTTGTATATCTGTAACCTTCCTAACATCTTTAGATGATTGAGTCTTTGCAAAGAATAAATCTAAATCTTTGTATTGCCGCACATTACGATCTATGTCATTTTGACCTTGTGCATCTCTATGTGCGGTTGATGTAGCCATTAAGTTGGATTCCTTTTACATTTATTTATAAAGAAACTCAGAGTTTATTTTAACATAACTATATTTATACGTTATATGTTGGGTCATATGTAGAGTTAGTTACATACCTCACTATAAAACTAAGGCCTTCTATACCTTTAGATTTACTAGCAGGGGCTTCTATATAACTTCTTAGAGTCTCAGAAATTAATATTTCTTTTCCTGATACAGTAAACGTATCAAACTTACCTATCTGAGCTTTATTTAATGGTTCCTCTACAATAAATCGTCTCCTACCATCTTCATCAAAACCTTTAACTGATCTTACTTTTGTTGGTATTTGTTTTAAATCTATAACTGGTCCATCAACCCCAGATGAAACATCATCTAATAAAACACTTTCAGTAATATTAATGGGTCTAGAAACAAATCCAACCTTACTGATATTTTTTCTTTTAAGTTCTTCACCCACACCTTCAATAGCATCTGCGGCAGTTGTTACTTCAGCAGTAATTGACTTTTGAGTAATCTTTGTAGTTTTCTTTGTAATAGTATATTGAGAACCATCTTCTGTAGGTAAAATAGTTGAAACAGATTTTACTGATTTTGTAGCTAAAGTTTTTAAATCAGTAAGGTTAGTATTTTCTTTAAATGTAGCTGCTGTTTCAGTAATAGAATCAGTTGATGGTAATTTAACTGCAACAGCTTTCTGGACTGCGGTAGATACTCCATCTGCTGATTTTTCAAAATTAGGAATATCAAAAGATAAACTTTTACCTCCCTCAACAGCAGTCTTTGCACTAGAAACAAGAGTATCTAAATTAAACCCAGAATCAGATAGTTCTGTACCAAAGCTTGAAGTAATACTAGCCAATAGATTTGCTGATTGAGTTGGATCAATGATACCAGACAAACTAGATAATTGTGATTGTAAATTAATATTTGGTAAAGTTGCACTAGCTGGAACTAAACTTCTTAATTCTCCTTCAAGTCCTGACAATTCAGAACTAATTGCTGATGTTGCAACTGATGCATCAACCTGTGCTTGAGACTTCATAGTTTCTGTTGTAGTGTCAATCTTTTTTAATATATTATTATATTTTTCATTGGTTCCAGCTAAACCTGATGTTGTTAAATTCATATCCTATCCTCCTGCAAACACATTTTCACTACCAGCAGCAACTGATGTACATGAAGAAACACTATCGCCAATTCTACCGCAACCCAAGCCATTAACTTTCACTGTAGTTGAACCTACAGCAATAGATGCAGTATGAGCAGGGCATGGAGCCCCTGGCAATAAATGAACTGTATTATTATCTGTTTGTCTACTTACCGCAATACCATTTACAAATACATTAGAAGAACCTACAGCTCTAGTCATACCAGAACAATGTGGTATATCTGCATCGCCTATTCTAGTTACTGCTGGCATTTGTTCTCTCCTGTGTAATTAGTTTTTGTAATTTAAAGTTCCATAAAGCAATCTCTCTATGTTCTGCTTCTGTATGTCCATCACCATCAACATGAAAATCTCCAACTGGCGGATGAAAATGATCTGCACCTACAGCATCTCCTACTATGTTATCAAAAGGTATCCTTCCACCATCTTCATCTAATAGAACATCTGTTGTTCCTGTTTCCAATCTTACAAATGGCCCAGTATGATTATCTCCTTCTACTAGTTCCAATACCAAATGGTTTTCTAATCCATCTGAAAAATTCTCTGGTACTAATCTATCTACTCCATCAGAAATTTCCATTATAACATTATCACCAGCATTGGCAGAAGAACTATCTGTTCCGTCTAATACAATTAATGTTTCATTTCCAATTTCATCTTCAGCAGAAAGCTTATCTATAACTGTAGAACTTGGTTCTAATAATATTTCATTCGATTGTTCTTCTGTTCCTAAGTCTGGTATAAAACTAATAACGTGTTTCAATGTTGCTAATGGTATATCATCATAATCAG